TCAGTAAGTCTGAATACTCGATTGCTGATAGCATAGATTTACTATCCCTAGTGTTGGGGCTGATCCAGTGTTCTGGCGTATCATAGCCCTTCTCATCTACTAGGTGCATTGCTAGGGTACTTCTCAGCTCTCCGACCTTCTCTGCTTTCCGTTCCAGTGTCTGATTAGCCGTGTAGTACGACCGGCATATATCAAACGTATCATCGGTGATAGTAGTTAGGCCTAGTGTTGTTGCATTTACTTCAATAGCTTTAGCCTCCCTACGTTCAGCCGCTAGTCGTTCCTGCTTCCCGTATAGCCCGTCGAATTTGGTCGGGGCTGGATTTGATATTAGCTTTGTTTCTTTAGCTTTAGTCATAACAAGTTACTCTTATAGTCTAGGTTTTAAAATGGGCACCTAGTCAGCCTTGTAACAAGATCGCTGTCTTGATAGGTCTATTGTAACATGTTAGCAGGAACATCCCCTGATTCGCACCGTAGGGCGACCCTACCGCCCCCCCATAACCCGCTTTGACAGATGGGACTCCGCCAGTTGTATGTATTACTACTCCAGACAAATAAATTACTATTTCTCGGACTGTGTAGGGAACGGCCTCATTACAGGGAAGACCCCCCCTTGTTTTATAAATGCCTTGTCTAAAAAATTTTTTTCTGGTATATATGCATCTTCGGTGAATAACCTGCGATCAGTAAATGACTTTATCCCTAGAACCAGAGCTAGGCGTTCCTTTGTCTGAAGGAATACGCAAGCTAGATTTAAAAGAACGAACAGAAGCTGCGTCCAATACCGCACTAGATTTGGCCGAGTACGGCTTAGATTTGTTACCTAACAAAGAAGATAAGGATGTAGCGTCTAAGCTAGCCGCTTCCTACGCCTCTGATCCTTCTAAAACATCTAAAACCGCTAGTGCCGCTCGTATTTCTACACTGACTCCGGCCTCCTTGGTACTTACAAACAAGATACTTAGTGAGTTTGGTCGCTCTGTTGTAGAGTCTTCGATACAGATTAGGCACCTAGTAACTAACAAGCTCTTGCTAGAGACAGAAAACCCTGACCCCCGTACAAGAATCCGAGCATTAGAGCTGCTAGGTAAGATTTCAGACGTGGGATTGTTTGCTGAGAAGTCAGAGATAACGATTACGCACCAGTCTACGGACGATCTGAAGAGTAAACTGCGTAGGAAGCTAGAAAAACTAGTCCCCATAGAGGAAGAAGCCGAAGATGCAGTGGTGCTAGACGGTGAAGCTGTAGATTTAGACGAAGAATTAGGGCTAGATGATGGGCTTTATGACGATGACTGAGGCCGTTCCCGACTTTACTGAGGAAGATGTCCAAAGAATGTTGGACAACCTAGACTCTTTTTCTGATGAAGAGGTAAAAGAGATAGATAGATTGGTAGAAGAGCTATCTGTACGCAAACAGAACCAACTAGCACACGATGATCTTATAGAATTTTGCAAAGTAATGATGCCGGATTTCATTGTAGGTAGACATCACCGCATTTTAGCCGATATGTTGATGGGAATTGAACGTGGAGACAAGGATAGAGCGGCTGTAAACATCCCACCTAGGCATGGTAAGTCCCAATTAGTGTCTATTTTCTACCCAGCGTGGTTTTTAGGGCGTAATCCCAACAAAAAAGTAATGATGGTGTCCCACACCACGGATCTTGCAGTAGATTTTGGCCGTAAAGTGCGTAATTTGATCGCCACCCCCGAATATCAGTCTATATTTCCCACTGTAAAGCTAGCGGTTGACTCTAAGTCAGCAGGTCGTTGGAATACTAACGTGGGCGGGGAGTATTATGCGTGTGGTGTAGGTTCAGCACTAGCAGGCCGTGGTGCAGACTTACTACTTATTGATGATCCTCACTCTGAGCAAGACGTTATTAGCGGTAACTTCTCAGTATTTGAGAAAGCCTACGAATGGTACACGTTTGGTGCTCGTACACGCCTAATGCCGGGGGGAAGGGTAGCAATTATCCAGACTAGATGGCATATGGACGACCTGACAGGCCGTGTTGTTAAGGATATGTATAATAATGAGCGGGCTGACCAGTTTGAGGTTATAGAATTTCCAGCTATACTAGAATTTCAGGATGAGGACACAGGTGAGGTAGTAGAAAAGCCTCTGTGGCCTGAGTTTTTTGATTTAGAGGCACTATTACGTACCAAAGCGTCAATGCCTACGTTCCAATGGAATGCCCAGTACCAGCAACAACCCACCGCCGAAGAAGCTTCCATAGTAAAAAGAGAGTGGTGGAATGAGTGGGAGAAGGACGCTCCTCCAGCTTGTGAGTACATAATCATGTCACTGGATGCTGCGGCAGAGAAACACAACCGCGCTGACTACACAGCACTCACTACATGGGGGGTGTTTTATAATGAGGAAGAAAGTGCGTATAATATTATCTTGCTTAATAGTATTAAGCAGCGTATAGAGTTCCATGAACTGAAAGAGTTAGCGATGCAAGAGTACGCTGATTGGGAACCAGACTCGTTTATAGTAGAGAAAAAGAGTTCAGGTGTGGCGTTATACCAAGAAATGCGACGGATGGGTCTACCTGTGTCCGAATATACACCTCATAGAGGGTCAGGAGATAAACTTGCACGTTTAAACGCAGTATCTGATATTGTAGCGTCTGGACTATGTTGGGTTCCGCAGACTCGATGGGCTGAAGAAGTTGTAGAAGAAATAGCAGGATTCCCCTTTATGAGTAACGATGACTTGGTGGATTCTACAGTTATGGCACTAATGCGGTTCCGGCAAGGCGGATTTATACGCCTACCTACTGATGAAGCAGAAGAACAACAATATTTTAAGCGGCGTGGAAACGGCTACTACTAAGAGGCTAAATTATGGCAATTGAGAAAGGTATATACGCTGCTCCCAAGGGCATAGAAGAAGAGGCAGTGGAAGGGGAACTAGTCGAGCAAGCACTAGAGATTGAGATAGTTGACCCTGAAATGGTAACTATGTCCGATGGTAGCGTAGAAATTACCTTAATTCCCGGAAATGACATGGTAGGCGGTGATTTTGATAGTAACCTAGCAGAAGAATTAGATGAAGACTATCTAGCTATGTTAGCAAGTGATTTGATAGAAATGGTAGATTCTGACGTAGATAGCCGAAAAGAGTGGGCTGACACGTATGTTAAGGGTCTAGACATCATTGGCTTTAAATATGAAGAACGTACTACTCCTTGGGAAGGCGCTTGTGGCGTTCATTCTACTGTTTTAGCAGAAGCAGCTATTCGTTTCCAAGCAGAGACAATGAGTGAGACATTTCCCGCAGCAGGCCCAGTTCGTGTAAAGGTGTTAGGACAAGAGACTAAAGAGAAAGACGAAGCGGCTGAACGTGTAAAAGCCGACATGAACTACGAGCTGACCGAGAACATGGTCGAGTATCGCCCTGAACACGAGCGTATGTTATATAGCCTAGGACTCGCAGGATCAGCGTTTAAGAAGGTTTACTTTGATCCTAACCTAGGTAGACAAACAGCTATCTATATCCCCGCAGAAGACGTTATTGTGCCTTACGGAGCATCTAATATAGAGTCTGCGGAGCGTGTTACGCACATCATGCGTAAAACTAAGAACGACTTACGTAAGCTACAGGTAAATGGGTTTTATCGGGACATAGACCTAGGAGAACCACAATCATTTCATACTGACATTGAAGAGAAGAAAGCCGAAGACGGTGGGTTATCTCTTACTGATGATGATCGCTATGCTATGTACGAGATCCATGCTGACCTTGTTATTGAAGGTGTAGATGATTCTGATGATGATATAGCCAAACCTTACGTAGTTACTATGGAGCGAGGCAGTAACGAGATACTAGCTATTCGTCGTAACTGGAACGAAGAAGATAAGCTTACATTAAAGCGTCAACACTTCGTACATTACGTATATGTCCCCGGATTTGGCTTCTACGGCCTTGGACTGATTCACATCATTGGTGGTTACGCTAGAGCGGGAACATCGCTTATACGTCAACTAGTAGACGCTGGTACCCTATCTAACCTTCCGGGGGGTCTAAAATCCCGTGGACTACGCATTAAAGGTGATGATTCTCCTATAGAACCGGGGGAATGGAAGGATGTAGATGTACCATCAGGTAGCATCCGCGAGAATATCATGCCCCTTCCTTATAAGGAGCCTAGCCAAACTCTACTAGCTTTGCTAGATCAGATCACTAATGAAGGCCGTCGTTTAGGCGCTATTAGTGATATGAACATCTCTGACATGTCAGCTAACGCTCCTGTAGGAACTACCCTAGCATTGCTAGAACGTACGTTGAAGCCTATGGCAGCAGTACAGGCGCGTGTACATTATGCTATGAAGCAAGAGTTTAAAATGCTCAAGGCTATTATGGCTGAGTATGCTTCTCCTGAGTACGATTATAAGCCTCTTAGAGGCGAAATGTCGGCACGGCAATCAGATTACAACTTAGTAGACGTTATCCCTGTAAGTGATCCTAATAGCTCTACGATGGCACAGCGAGTAGTACAGTATCAAGCTGTGTTACAAATGGCACAACAAGCTCCGCAAATTTATGATTTGCCGCAACTACACCGCCAGATGATTGATGTTTTAGGTATTAAGAACGCTGACAAACTAGTTCCAACAAAAGATGATATAAAGCCAAGCGATCCTGTAAGCGAGAACATGAACGCGCTAACAGGTACCCCTATAAAAGCTTTTATCTATCAAGACCACGATGCTCATATGGCGACACACCAAGCGTTTATTCAAGACCCTATGATCGCTCAAACTATCGGACAGAATCCTCAAGCACAACAAATCATGGCTGCGCTTCAAGCGCACATTGCAGAGCACCTAGGATTCAAGTACCGCAAAGAAATAGAAGAGAAGTTAGGAGTATCATTACCAGCACCTAACGACGAAATGTCTGAAGAAATGGAAGTTCAGTTAGCTAGAGTTATGGCTGACGCGGGTAAGCAGCTTACTCAGCAGAACCAACAGCAAGCAGCACAAAAGAAAGCGCAAGAACAACAGAAAGACCCTGCGTTCCAGTTGCAGCAAGCGGAGCTACAGGTTAAGCAACAAGAAGTACAACGTAAGGCTCAGAAAGACCAAGCCGACGCGCAAGTTAAGCAAGGTGAACTCCAACGGAAAACTAAGAAAGACCAAGTTGAAGCCACTCTTGACGTAGAACAACTCAAACTAGATAAACAAGAGTTGGAAATAGATGCCCAGAAAGCGGGTGCCAAACTAGCTGCGGATAGAAGAACAGCTAACACTAAACTTGACCTTGATCTAATGAAAGAGGTTAAAAGCAAACCAAAAGGATAAAGTATGACTACTACCGTCTTTGACGTGCTAAGGAAAAAAATCGAAGAAGATATTTCTTCAGCAACAGAATTTCTAAGTAGTGGAGGAGCTAAAGACTTCCCTCAGTACAAAGAAATAACAGGAATGCTACGAGGTCTCACTTCCTGTATGAATCATGTAAATGACCTCTCGCGAAACTATTTGGACGATGACAATGACTGATATAAGTAAAGATTTAGAAAAAGAACTAACGGAAGAAGAGTTAGATAATCTATTACCGACTCCCGTGGGCTATAGAGTATTAATAGCCATGCCAGAAGTAGAAGATACATATGGAGA